TTAAACCTAAAATGACATTACAAGAAATAGCTGAATCAGTAAATAAGAATCACGCTACTGTAATACATTCTTTAAATAACTATACAATGTATGAAAAGTTTAATAGAGATTTAAGAAGTTTAAGAAATATAATAGTAAATCAAATGGATGAAGAAAACATTTTAAATACAGAAAATATTAATGAGTTAAGATTAGAACTTAAAAAGAAAAACTTAAAAGTATCTGAATTAGAAATACAATTAGAGGAAAGTAATTTAAGAATAAATAAACTTGAAAAAGCAGCATACGAATACAAAATAATAGAACAGTTAAACAACCTTTTAAATAAAACAAAAGATACAGAACACCACAATGTAATGATACTACGTTTAGAAGCTATCTACGATATGAATATGAAAGTAATAGAACATAATAAAAACAATTAAGATGAAAAAAAACAAAGTAATTCAATTAATGACTTTAGCATTTGAAGCAGGATTTAAACAAGCAGAAATAGTTGAAGCAGGATTAGAAGGAAAAGAAACAGATATATTAGTAAACTGGATTTATATTAAAAACGTAAATAATAAATAAGATGCCAGATATAACAATGTGTTCAGGAAACAACTGCGAACTATCTTCTATATGTTACAGATATAAAGCAGAACCAAGTAAGTTTAGACAATCATACTTTTGTAAACCTCCTAATGAAGGATTAGAATGTGAATACTTCTGGGAATATAAACCAGATGAAGAATGAAATATATATTAGTGTTATTAGCTTATGAGTTTATAAGGTCAAAGTTAATTTGGCTATGGTATTATTTAATTAAAAAAGGAACAGAATGAAACCAATACATAAATTTAATAATGGTAAAGGTGCTACATTATGTAATTGGTGTAGTAAGATTATAAATATAGGTTTTACTGATGCTTTATATTGTAATGAAATATGTGAATCAAAACATAATTTAAAATTAAATTTTACTGATAAAGAATATCGAGAACAAATTGATGAGCAATTTAAACAGATAAAAGAAAGAGCAAATAATTATATGAGATTGAAAAATGGATTTAAAGATAAACAATAATAGATTTTATTTATTTTTAATTCAATAATGATATTATTTGATTATGGAAGATAAAAGAAAATACAACGGTGGTAACAAAAGTGCTGGGCGTAAATCAAAAGCAGAAGAAGTAAAGTTAATAGAGAAACTTGGTGCATTAGAACCAATAGCATTTATGGCATTAGAAAAAGGATTAGAGAATGGTGACTTTAAATTCACACAATTATTCTATAATTACTATGCAGGTAAGCCAAGAGAAACAAAAGACATTACAGTAACAAATGAGCAACCTATTTTTAACATCAATTTTGATGACATTTAAGACACTATTATATGGAGTTTGTATTAACTACTGCAATAAGAAAGTTATCACGTTTAAAGCAACGTATTAAAGTTATTAGAGGAGGTACTTCAGCTGGTAAAACATTTGGAATACTTCCTTTACTAATTGATAAAGCAATAAAAGAACCTATGCTTGAAATAAGTGTAGTATCTGAATCAATACCACATTTACGTAGAGGTGCTTTAAAAGACTTCTTAAAGATTATAATGGCTTTAGGTAGGTATAATGATGACCAGTTTAATAAATCTACTTTAAAGTACACATTTGCTAATGGTAGTTATATTGAATTCTTTTCTGTAGACCAACCTGACAAGTTAAGAGGTGCAAGGCGTAACATATTATACGTTAACGAATGTAACAACATAGACTTTGAAAGCTATTACCAAATGGCAATTAGAACATCAGGAGATATATGGTTAGATTATAATCCTGCTTCTGCATTTTGGGTAGATAAAGAAATACTAACACAAGATAATATAGACTTTATTACATTAACATATTTAGATAATGAAGCGTTAAGTGAAACTATTATAAAAGAAATAGAATCAGCAAAAATAAAAGCATTAACATCTACGTATTGGGCAAATTGGTGGCAAGTATATGGACTTGGACAAACAGGTAGTTTAGAAGGTGTATGTATTACAGATTGGAATGAAATAGATTTACCAACTGATGCAAGAATATTGTGTTATGGAATGGATTTTGGTTATTCAAATGACCCGACAAGTTTAGTTGCTATGTATAAATACAATGATGCTTATATATTTGATGAAATAATTTATAAAAAAGGATTATTAAATAGTGAAATATCTAATCTATTAAAAGCAAATGAAGTAAATGATATTGTTTACGCTGATAGTGCAGAACCAAAATCAATAGCTGAATTGAATACTTATGGACATAATGTGTTACCTGTATCAAAAGGAAAAGATAGTATCGTATATGGCATTAATTTAATCAATCAAAATAAGATATATGTAACATCAAGAAGTAAGAATCTAATTAATGAATTAAGAAACTACATTTGGTTAACAGATAAAACAGGAGTAAAAATGAATAAACCAATAGACGCTTATAATCACGCAATAGATGCTATGCGATATGCAGCAACATCACATTTAGAGAATCCAAACAAAGGAACTTACTTTATATACTAATGACATACGGAGAAATAATTGCAACAATACAATGTTATATTCACCACATAAAGAATATAGAAGTGGTTATTAATTTACCTCGTAATATAGGTGAGATTAAAAAGATGCAAGAAATGTATAAAGTTGCAAGTGCTTACCTTTCGTCGTAGGATAACTATTAAAATTAGGGTTTATCTTTACATCAAAAGTAATGTTAAATAAAAGTTAAAGTAAAATATAAATAACAAAAAGTATTATATTTGTAAAATATATTTAATCTTAAAACAAACACTATGAAACAATACGAAGTTAAAGGTTGGTACAGATATTCTGACAACGAGAAAGATTATGAGTATGCTAAAATAATAGCAGCAAACGAACAGATGGTTATTACGCTATTCAGAGATATGTTTAAACAGAACTTTTTTGCAATAGATATAAAAGAGATTGGTTAAGCTGTGTAAAGCGTTGGAACTTATAATCCATTAGAAACTAAAATTGGGATTGAGGTGTCCTTGGTCGGAAATTAGACTTACAGAAATGTAGGTCTTTTTTTTGTTTAATACAATTTACACTTTATTTTATTATTATAAAAAACAAATCAAATGAAATTAGAAATAACAATACCAACTAAATTAAGTGAAATTAAACTTTCACAGTATCAGGCTTTTTTAAAGATAGCTAAAGACAATGAAGATACAGAATTTCTGCATCAAAAGATGGTACAGATATTTTGTGGAATAGATTTAAAAGAAGTTGCTTCAATTAAATATAAAGATGTAAATGATATAACTACATCTATTGGAAATATGTTTAATCAGAATCATTCTTTTATACCTACATTTAAAATGGGTGGAACTGAATTTGGTTTTATTCCTAATTTAGAAGATATGACCTTTGGTGAGTATACAGATTTAGACACGTATATAACCGATTGGGATGAGATACATAAAGCAATGGCAGTGTTATATAGACCAATTAAAAAGAAGGGCTTAAATGGCACGTATGAGATTGAAGATTATAATGGAACTATAACGTATGCTGAAGTAATGAAGTTCGCTCCATTAGATGTTTGTTTAGGTGCTACGGTTTTTTTTTACAGTTTAGGCAACGAATTATTGAAAGCTACGATAGCTTATTTGGAGAAGGACACGGAGGTACAGAATATTCTGCAGTCGGAATTTTCAATTCTAGATACGGATGGTACAGTAGCCTCTATGCTTTGTCTCAAGGAGACATTACAAGGTTTGATTCAATAACAAGATTACCAATTAACCAATGTTTAACATATCTAACATTTGAAAAAGAAAAGAATAAAATAGAAGCTGATTTAATTAAAAGACAGAATAGATGACATCACATTATTACGAAATAACACAAGCAATTAAGAACCAATTAAAGGAAGATTTATTTGTAAATACAGTTACTATAGGAGATATATTTAAAGTTGATTTAAACAAGCTTACAATCTTTCCTTTAAGCCATATTATAATTAATTCAGCTACGTATTTAGGTTCTACTTGGAATTACAATGTATCTATATTATGTATGGATATAGTTGATGAAAGTAAATCATTAACAACTGATATATTTTTAGGTAATGACAATGAACAAGATGTTTTAAATACACAATTAATGGTAGTTAATAGATTCTTGGAAGTTTTAAGAATGGGTAAACTTGCTGATGATTATGAATTGATAGGTACACCATCTTGTGAATTCTTTACAGAAAGATTTGAAAACAAAATGGCAGGAGTTACTGTTACTTTTGATATGGTAATTCAAAATCAAATGAGCAAATGTTAGAAGTTGAAAAGACTTTAATTAAATTCAGGGATTATGTTATCCAACAATCAAGAAGTAATTTAACAAAAGGTGGAAAGAATAGTTCTAAAGAATTATATAATTCTATTAAAGGTGAAATTGTAACTGAAAATGGATTTAACATAGTTGGCTTTTCTATGGTTGATTATGGTGTTTATCAGGATAAAGGAGTTTCTGGTAAGATTAAAAAATACAATACACCATATAGTTATAAAAATAAAATGCCTCCTGCTAAAGCATTTGACAAATGGATAGTAAGAAAAGGAATAGCACCAAGAAATGCTAAAGGAGAATTTCAATCAAGAAAAGGTTTACAATACGCAATAGCAAGAAGCATATTTATGAATGGAATTAAACCTTCTTTATTTTTCACTAAACCATTTGAAGCAGGATATAAAAAATATATAGATGTAGATTTATTAAAAGCATTTGGACAAGACGTAGAAACAATGGTAGATTATAATTTAAAAGATATAAAATAAAACTAATTTAAAATAAATAAAATGGCAACAATTCAATCTATTAACATAGGTACATCAGCAAACGATAATACTGGCGATACCTTAAGAAATGCATTCGACAAAACAAATCAAAACAATACTGCTTTAAACAATGATTTAGCTTTAAAAGCAGTTCAAACAACTACTCAAACTGCATTAGATTTAAAAGCACCTTTAGCAAGTCCAACTATTACGGGTACATTAACAACGGTAAATGATGCGGTTATTAATGGGGTTAAAGTTGGAAAAGGATTAGGCAATATTGTAAGCAATACGGTTGTCGGAAATACTACTTTGAACTCAAACACAACTGGAAGTTATAATTCTGCTTTGGGAAATAATTCTTTAAACTTAAACACAAGTGGAAGTTATAATTCTGCTTTTGGCTCAAGTTCTTTAGCCTCTAATACATCAGGAACAGATAATGTTGCAATAGGTATCAATACTCTTATAAATAATTTAACAGGTAGCTTTAATACAGCTGTTGGTGCGGTTGCAGGAACAAGTATTACTACTGAATCTAATGTAACTTGTTTAGGATATGGAGCACAAGCAAATACTTCAGATCAAATTGTTATGGGAAATACATCTGTCAATGCTTTAAAATGTAATGTACAAACTATCAC